TGTGAGAGATAACAAGGCTTATTAAAAGAAGTAGCCCGCAGCTTTTCCTTAGCTTAAAGGTTCGGAAATCGATCAGGATCGAGGCTACACACAGACCTCCAGCGATCTGACTGCCCAAAGCAGAAGGACAATATCTGGTTGATTCCTCCTGCAGATGCTCTTGCAGCGACAACAGAATAACACAGTCAACCGCCCTGCCCCACATCACCGAAATGTCCCATTTTGAGACAAGAGTCCACTATTAAAGACAGTGGACTCTGGGGCCACGGATGCCCCCTCCCCCCAGGGTCAGCGCGGGGCATCTAGCGCGCGCAAGAGCCGATGGGGTTCACAAAAGCAGCGTGCGCGCTTGCTGGATACGTCTCATCAGAGCAACAAGTTGCTCAGCTGAGCCGCATCTCTGATAAAACCCAGACTGGCGATATAGCATGAGAATACAGAGCCCATGCCACCGCCTTGAGACACTACCCCGCAAGCGGGGGCCCCTTCTCAAGGCTGCAGCATGGGATATGAGAAGCTTAGCTAAGCGGGAGTGCAGGAAGAGCCACAGCAGCTGTGGCGCTTTCCTGGTGGGGCTGCTGGCCAAGGCAGTAGAGAAAACGCTCCTGCTCTTTGTATTCCAATCGAAGAAGGCATGGCCCCAATGCATCCACTTGATAACCGGCCATCAATAAATCGCTCAGCTTCATATCGAAGGTATACGAATTTTTCGATCTGGCTTGCAGGTAATATTCGATTTGAGGATGAAGCTGACCGGCATTGTCCTTGTAAGTCAGGTCTGCAAAGCCAGTGATCGAGATATCGAAGTGATCAAATGGCCCCTGTGGCTTCTCACGCTTGGGAACTGGCATAGGGGGCGCTGCTGCAGGTGTGGTTGGCATCGGTTGTACAGCGGTGGAAGACGCAGCCTTTGCCCCAGATGCGCCCTCCCCGCCCCCGAGAATTCCCCCCATGGATGACACCGAAAACCATAGGCCTGCAACGACAAGAGGCACCGATAGCCAGAGCCACCAACGTTTCCATATCGGAGAGACATCACCGGCCATGGCCTCCTTTACATCACCTTCGGACTGAGTATGAGATTTGTAAAATGGGTAGTATTTTGCATCGTATGTCCGGACACCTGTAAAGGTGACGGCAGGACGAACGCCTGCACCGTCCAGGGTTTTCCTGGTGTAGGATTTTTGAGAACCGAGAGCGGTATGCTTGCTGACAGAATATTGAACCTCGATCATATCTCGTAGATCGCGATTTAACTTCCCCAAGCTTTGGGTCATCAGCAATATGTCATGGCCATAGTGGCGATGCATTGAAAAGTATTCCAGGCAATCAGCGATATCATCTGAAGCCTTTTTACCCCGCCCCGTTTTGGGGTACTGGAAGTGACATTCATCAATAATAAATAGCGGGCCACGCCCTTTGTCATCTCGCCATTCATCTGATGTGAAATAGGATGGTGTTGAAAAAGCCTTTATCACACCCAGATCTTTTGAAAAATCATCGGCCACAACCTCTATGAGCTCTAGAACATCTGAGCCATAAACTGCAACGAAATGGTCTAGATGTAATGGTAAGTTGGTGACGACTCGACGGCCCGATTCAATAGCAGGAATGAGGTGGTATGCAACCGCCTCAAATGATTTTCCTGATCCTGGACGTCCCACAATAATATTTATTGCCATGATTAGGAGCCTAAACGGGTGAATGGAATGAGTTGAAGCAATATTCTTATTGTGATGGCTGTGACGATAATCACCGAGGCATCGCTAATGCCTACTAATGCCATGGTATTTCTCACTTCATCTGGAAGAAATGTCAGATATTGTGATACATCCATTGCGCTTAGTATTGAACCGAGGGCATCCAGTGAGGTAAGAACAATGTTCAGCAGGCTTTCAAATATAAAACAGGCGAAATCATGCAGCGCATCATAGATAGATAATATCAAGGAGTAGAGGAAGTTAAGAAGCTCACCCCATCGTTTTGCAAACCAATCCAGCATAAAACCTCCATTAACCACCGAATACGAGGCGACGAGCTAGTAGGCTCGCGCAAAATATCATCATCGAGCGAACGGCAGTCCACACTGTTGGCGATATTGTCAAATCATGGCAACCGAAGTCGACAAACCCTAATCCTGTGCAGAAAGACCACGACGGATATGAGGCACCGCCAGAAAACTGGATCTTGAATGAGTTGAGCCAGCTAAATAATGGGGTTGTTTGCACCTTTTCATGGAATGCAGTCCATACGCCAGAAAAACTATCAGGATATTTTGATACCCAATATGACTTTGATTTATTTATGTCTGGGGCAGTGGCGACTTCCACTGTTGTTTGTGACAGGTCGGTAAGCAACTTATTTGTGGCATCGATGCGGGATTCAATACCACCTAAGTTATTAACGGCAATTTCCTCGGGGAAAGACGTTCCAGGAGAAACAGCCTCCCCTGGTAAGGTCGTGCCATTGGCATTGCTACTGGTGATAGCTTGGTTCCCAGCCGCCACATTTTTAGCAAGATAGGAAGCATCTGCCCATGAGGCTGGGGGAATATAGTTCGGTGCATCAGCGTTGGTTTGCTGGCCGACACCGCGAGCAATCATGTCCGCGTAAACCCAGGGCTGAGTACCAACAGCAGGCAATGCTTGCCCGTTAGGCATCAACGGGGGCGCTGACACCTCCAGCTCTTTCGCTATGTCAGGATGAAGGCGGCCATCGCTGCCAGCAAAGGCGAAGCGCTGACCATGCTCAGGTTGAGAAGATAGCCAGGCTAAAAACTTGGAGTCAATTTCCTGATCGGTTGCAGGGCCCTCAGTTATGGCAGGAGGATGATAGTCAGCAGCACAGGAGGCAACGGAAGAAGGAGCGTAATTGCAAGACAATTGTGAAGCGGTCTGAGATTGAAGTTCATTGCCGGAAGCATTAAGAAATACCAAAGTGCGTATATCATTTCGAGTTGAGTCATAAGCATAAAGGTTGATCCTGAATTCTGAACAATACCCGATAACCTTACAAAGCTGTTCACCTAGAACGCTCGGAGAAACATCATATCGCCCTGCTGCGGTCCACGCCATGCCTTTAATAGGTGAGGCGTCATTGTTTACTTTTCCTGATGGCTTCTTAATGTCATCACCAATAATAAACCCTGCTGCAGCTAATCCAGCAGCGATAAAGGCAATAGCTTTCCCCTTCCCTCTCAAGAAGCTAATGTACTTCGGTTTTGATAGTTTTGCAGAGGTATTGTATAGCGGGTCGTTAGCTGCGAATCCTCTGGCCGCGACATCAATCAGGATCTCTGTAGCTGCAAACCGAACAGCGGGATTTGAAAATGCTACAGCTACAGCGCCAACAAATGCATGGGCTTGAAATGCTGGCAACAAAGATAGGTTGAGGCAAAGGAGGTAGATAAAAAATTTGCGCATGCGCAAAACTCCCATATGAAAAAGGGGGTTACCCCCCTTTGATTCCCATGACGAATGCCATTCCAGACATTCCCCCTATTAGCATGACTGCTGATATAAAGAATGTATAAGAAATGCTGACGGTCATGCTTTGTTGATGACTCTCTTCGCAAGAGAAATACCCTTAACTGCCAGTGCGATGCCAATAATCACTGCGCCGGTAGCAGCAACAAATGTTGCAACGCTGGACAAGTTTACACTGGCGAACAGTTGGTCAATGGGCGATTGTCCCTCTGCTGCAAGGACGGAAGTTGAAGCCATAGCAATTGCAGTGACAACAGCCACTTTAGATTTATTGAACATAGTCATGCCTTATTAATGAGTTTCTTTGCGATACCAATCGCATAACCAGGAAGGTATCCCACAACAATAACCAAGCCGAATGACCAAGAGAATGCGGTCACGATATCGGCGGCAGGAATGTCAATAGTGGGATGTTTATATTCTGCAGCGGTTTGAATGACCAAGGCAGAACATTCTTGTAAAGGAGTATCTATGGCAAATAGATACCCACTTTCATTAATCTGAACACAGGTGGCCATAACAAATTAAGGTGAATTATTCCTTTCCTTTTTCCACATTAGCCACATTACGAATCACACCATCATTGCTCATGTGATAAGTCACATTTGCCCCACGCTGACCGGACCACGCCTCGAGCCAGACAGGCACTTCGACAAGTTTGTCGATCATGCTATTGGCCTGCAGCGGGATGCCTGCTTGTGCCAGGGCGCTGGGTACTCGAACCACAATCTGCTCTTCCTGGAAGCCGCCGAAACCGTTGGATCGGCTGATGGCAATGCCGATCTCGTGACGGGTAATTGGGCCGTTACGCCCCTGAGTGTTCTGCTGACGGGAGCCGAGCATGCGGCCACGGATAATAACGCCTTGAGCGGTAAGCAAATCAATCACGAATGACACTCCTTAACTGACAGCCCTGAGCCGGTGCCCAGGTGATGATGGATAAGATCGGGGCGGCATAGCCCCTGATACTGGGGGTATTGGGTCGATGAAGGTGCGAGTGACCTTAGGGGCGCCGAGTTCGTCGCGTTCGATGGTGACCACTTCGGTCGGCTGGGCCGCTGTTGCCATCCGATCCATGGTGCTGATGGGTTCGACATACCACTCGGGGAGCTGCTGGCCAAAGTCAATGTTGATGACCTGGATAAGTGGCACCACGTTGGAGGCATCACCGGATAGGTTCTGGAGCTGAGCCTTGGTAAGTCCCACTGCTATCAGATCGGTAAGATGGCGGCGGAAAGTCTCGCGACTCATGCTGCGGTAGACCGTGTCATAGCCTTCGTTGATCAGCCGGCGATAGAAACCATGTACCCGCTGGGCTTTGGCATAGCTGACGTTGCCTTTCGGGGTCAGGCGTTGGTAAGAGGTGTACAGGGCGTCACGGATATCGTCATCGGTATAGACCTTCATGGGCTGTTCTCCCAGGGCATCAAACAGTTCTTTAAATGCGGCTTTCCATAGATCGGCAATCAAACAGCGGCCGTCTTTCTCGTAGTCTTTTTGATACTGGATGGCGTCAAACAATTTGAACGGGACGCCATGCTTGGTCAGGGCTCGTTGCTTGAGTCGGGCTTCAAAGCGGACACATTGGCTCGCATAGAGCTGTAATGCCGCGTTGCTCATGACCTCAACACAGCGACGAAGAGATTCGTTTTTAGGCTGCTTTTGAAGCTTTTTAAGGTTCTCGGCAAGCTGACGCTGAAACTCGGGACCTTTCAAATAAGCCTTCAAAGCTCGATGGCGGCTACCGGTATTCCATTCTGCAGTGGTTTCGTAATCACGGTTCATCCGGCTTTGCTTGGTCTGACCGGAACGGACGTTTTTTAGGGCAGAAATAACTTGTTTGCGTTGCTCTTCCTTACTCACTTTTGCGGAGTAAGTAACGTCCATCCATTCGAGAGTGGCGTTAGGGAGATCAAGCATTTCAACGAGTTCAGGGCATGCCAGTGCCAGCGTACTCAGCAGCTCACCTGAGCAGAGCTCGATGCTGGTTGGTCCAAACACATTGTGACCTTGAAGCAGTTTTGCCGGTGAGGCTTTAAGTTCTACCCCTGGCAAGCGGTTGCTGCCCCCTTGATGAATCTTCATTGCCAGGCTGCCGAAATGGCTAGGGAGAGATTCATACGGGTGTGAAAGGCCGGAAACGGTTAGATCGCCATCGATCTCGTATTCAACAGTTGTGGCTGATAGCTTCAGGCCGGAATTTTTGGCGATCTGCTCAAGATCGATATAGACCCCCGAGCGATGATCGGCCGTTGGAGATACCAACAGCCATTCGCTTTTGAAGGGTAAGTCGAGCTTTAGGAGGTCTATCACTGAACGCCGGCACCTAGTGAAAACATGTCAATAGTCATTTGTGAGCATGTTATGTGCTCTTTCCGGATCCTAGAGAAGCGAGGTTTTCATGTCAACAAATGAATGTTTGATATGCTCACTAATGAGCATGAAAATGGAGTGCTCAAAAAGCATGGTTAGAATGGAGGGAGATCCATGATTAAAAGTGAGTGCGAGATGGCCGACAAACTGCGAGCTGAACGAATCCGTCAGGCGGTGCTTGAGTGTGGGACTTATGAGGAGGTGTCGTTTAAGACTGGGATCAGTGTTAGCACCTTGGTCCGGATCACTTCCGGGAAGACAGAGCCAAAGCTGAAAGACATTGCGGACATCGCCAAGCTGAGTCGCAAAAGCCTAGATTGGCTAGTGTTTGGCGACCAACGCACGATTAAAGATCAGGCTGAAAGAGCCTGGGCTGCGGACGCCCATGATGATGAAACGACTGAAGCACACAACTTCATCATCTGGAACATCAGGACGTTAGATAAAGAAGATATCCTGGCGATTGCCAGGCAGGTCCATGCGCTTAGCACATACAGCTATTCAAGAAAGATGGCGGAGCGAAAGCTCTTATCTGACCTGAAAGGGATTCAGGAACAGTGAACGTTGGCTAAGGGGGCGCACTATCCACTTGTTCACTGAATCGTAACTGGTTGTCAGGGGAACAACGGATGCGGTTTTCTCGGATCGTCAGATTGAGGGAATGGGTAGTGATTGGCGCAGAAGCCCTCGATCGTGATAGAACCATCAGGTTCTTTTACGTAAAACAAGACCTCAGCGCTGGTGATGCCATCAATGTTTACATTGAGCCCAAATGTCAGGCTTGTCACCGGTTTCTGGCTGAACGATGGACCACAGTGGTAATGCCAGAAACCGGCTTGCTCGTAGCTTTGGGTTTTTGGCAGTCTGTTACCATTGTTATCTTGCCAGGATGGTTTGTTTTTGCCTGGCAGCGGATTGCCTTGAGAAACGTCATAGATAAAACGATGAACAGCATCGGCCTGTTCATCGTTCAGATGGGGATAATCTATAAAACTATTGGGGTCATTGAGCGTTCCAAACTCGAACGCCTCACTTAGTCTAACGACTCGGGATGGACTTCCACTCATTCTCTGCCCTACGAGTTGCTCTGAGAGCAGCCATTCTAGCAGAAAATTCCTCGAAAGACCCAGAGGCATCCACAGCTCGGCCAGGGCCACGGCGACGAGCGACTAACATGTCCTGAGCAGCCAGAACAGCACGATCCTCATCACAAAGTAGTGAGAGATCAGCAACAGGATGGCTCAACATGGCAATTACCTTAGAGGATGGGTGTATTTACATATGTAAATATACCCCGTGCAATCCCACATAGTCAAAAAAGAGCAAGAAATTTATTGCTAGACGCAAACGCGTAAGATGGGAAGCAAGTCAGAAGGCGTAGTCGCTAAGAAGTTAATGTGGCGTAAGTGTGAGTGGCTATCATGGCCATCAGTCGAGTCAGGTTAAGGATTTACGAAAAGATGGCTGGGCGGTAAGAGACGGCATCAGTTCGCCGTCACGCACCCGCCAGCAGGCAAGCGAAGCGCGGCAGGTCATGTGTCACTGCGCATAAATGCGGATTATGTTACGGGCGCTCCGGCGTTGGGACGATGCCGCTTCGCGTCCCACGTCCCTGCCTAGTCGCGTCCCCCTGCCCCTTCGGGATTATCGCAGGGGGAAAACCCTCAACATAATACCGCGGCCACATTATGCGCGGTTGTGAATGTGGAGCAATTGAGTGTTCTGGATTGGTTCAACAACACTGGGTTGGTTTGCCAAGAACGAATCTTTCCTTTTCTGTTATCTCTCACTGTTTAACTTAATCATGTAACCGATCCAGTGGTTTGTGATTGGCACTCTCGTGACGTTCGCTGTTGCCGGTGTGCAGGTATTTGGAGGTGGTATCGATGCTGTCGTGGCCGGCATCGGCCTGCACATGGGACAAGGGCCGGCCGTTGAGGTTGATGTCGTGAGTGATGCCGGTATGGCGAATGGAGTGCGGTGTCAGGTTGCGCATCTCGGCGCCATCCTGGGCAAAGCCATCCTGTTCCGCCAGCGTGGCAGCCGCCTGAATCACGGCCATCACCAGCTCGCGCAGCTGACGGATGCCGAGGTTGGCATTGAGTTCACCTTGTTCACGGCCGTGGGCTGCGGCCTTGTGGCGCACAAACAGTGGCGTCTGTTCATCGGGTACCGGCAGTGGCGAGAGACCGAGAAAGGTCCGGTAGCGTTTGAGGGCCTCCAGCAAGGCATGGGAGACCGCCACGGTGCGGCGCTTGCCACCCTTGCTGCGGGGAATGTAATAGCCCCAGACGCCGGTTTTCCCATCGCGGCGAAACTGCCCCATGACGGGGGTAAAACCTGGCCTTGCCGCCACCTCGGAGATGCGCAGGTAGCAGGCATACATCAGGCTGATCAGAAAGCGGCTGCGCTCGTGCTGCTCCGGTGACTCGGTGGCCAGCCGATCGGCCGCCTGCATCACATAGGACCATTGCAGCTCGCTGAAGGCCTGGCCCTGGTCATCCGGCTCCTGCTGGACGCAGCGCTTCACCCGTTGCAGCAGAAGCGCCGGGTTGCGGTCCATGTACTCTTCCTGGATCAAAAACTGGAAAAAGGCCGACAGAATGGCGAGCTTGGTCTTCATGGCCTGTTCACTGAGGCGGTACGGCAGTTCACGGCCCAGCTCCCGTTTGCCAAGAAAGGGTCGCCACTGGGGATTGGGCAGACGCTCTCCCCACTCCTTGTCGAGCACGAACTGCGCCACGTTGCGATAGGCAATCAGGGCCGCTGGCGGCGACTGACAGTAGTCGAGGTAGCGCATCATGATGCGCCGGGTCAGATCCTTTGGGCTGATGCGCATCTCGCTGAAGCACCAGTGCAAGAACGTGGTCAGCTCACTGCGATAGGTCTTGTAGTTGTTCTCGTTGTTGCGCTGCTCCAGCAGCCAGTCGACGGCGAGCTCGTAGACGATCCCGGCATCGGGTACGTCGGTGAGGCTGAGGTTGGCCAGGTACTGATTGACCTGGGGGTTGCCCGCCTCCAGGTATGCTAAGCCATCGAACAGCGGCATGGCGGGTGGAAGTATGGTTGTGGTCATGGTCTTGCTTGAAATGGTTCTGGCTTGCGGCCTGCTCAAGGGTAATGCCGATAAATGGGGTTATCGGCATCAT